CATCTTTACCCCTGAACAATGTCAGGATATTATCAACATGGGCCATCAGCAAAAAGCTCAAAAAGCTGAGGTAGGACATAAAGATGGAGCGGGCGGAAAGTATGATACTAAAAAAAGAATCACCACCATCAGCTGGATTCCTTTTAAAGCGATGCCGGACATGTATAGAATTATTGAACGAACGATGAAACAAGTGAATGGAAATCATTTTGGCTATGAAGGTATGACGATTACCGAGCCAGCACAATTTACTGAATATCCTAAAGGAGGATTCTATGACTGGCATATGGATGCCGAGGTGAACTGTCAGTTTGAACCTCCGGTTCGAAAACTATCGATGACCATTTTACTCTCCAACCCTTCCGAATTTGAAGGAGGAGCTTTAGAATTTATGACCGAGGGGAATACTCCTCCTAATCTAATTCAAGGACAAGCTATTTTCTTTTGTAGTATGATTCGTCATCGAGTGAACAAAGTTAAGAAAGGCGTCCGACGTTCCTTGGTGATGTGGTTCGGAGGACCCCCGTTTAAATGAACCGAGAAATTCTATTCCCGACTCCTATCTATTTTAAAATGGTTCAGGATCCTAAAAAAATGAATAAGACTTTATTTCCTTTGATTAAAGCGTGGAGTAAAAAAGATAAGAGTGAAACAAAAACTAATGCGGGCGGTGGCTGGCATAGCCCTACCGATATGAATTTTAAAAAGGAATATCAACCTTTAACCGATGAACTCTTTGCGATGCAAGAAGAAGTATATAAAGATTATGGCATGGAACCAAAGCCTGGTTTAGGAAACATGTGGGCGAATCTCAATTATCCTGGGTCCTATAATAAACAGCATACACACCCTAACTCCCAATGGTCGGGGGTTTATTATGTAAAAGTGCCTAAGAATTCAGGACGATTATTTGTTGAAGATCCGAGACCTGGACCTAATATTATACTCCCTCGACGTTTGCCTGGAATACCTAGAGCCTTATGGCGCGTGGTGATCTATCCTGCAATCGAAGGACAAATCATTATGTTTCCATCGTGGCTCCCCCATGGAGTTGAGATAAATGAATCCAAAGAAAAAGGAGAAAAGGGTTGGAGAATTTCGGTTTCTTTTAATTTTATTCAAGTCAATAAAGATGGGAAGGTAGGATGAGTTTTAAAACAAAAAAATATCAAGTCATACGAGGAGCGCTTTCCAAAGAGCTGGCTAATTTTATTTTTAATTATATGATGCTCCAACGAGACGCTGTGGATTTGATGATGGAAAATAATAAAGTAAATCCTGCTAATCCTTTTATGGGCAGACGAGATGATCCTCAGATACCCGGAGCCTATTCTAAATATGCAGACTGGGTTATGGAAACTTTATTGATGTTTATGATTCCTGTTATGAAAGCAAAAACAGGAATGGAGTTGGTTCCAACGTATTCGTACACACGACTCTATGAAAAAGGAAATACCTTACATCGTCATAAAGACCGACCGAGTTGTGAAATTTCTACCACCCTGCATTTAGGAGGAGATGAATGGCCTATTTATTTAGACCCTACTGGAGCCGATAATATTTTATCCGGCAGGGAAACAACAACTATCGTTAAATCTGGTGCTTCTAAAGGAATGAGGGTTGATTTAAAAGTAGGAGACATGCTGATTTATTCTGGATGTGAAATGGAGCATTGGAGAGAACCTTTTGAAGGTACCGTCTGCTCTCAAGTTTTTCTACATTATAACCATGCGAACGGTCCGTTTGCTACAACAAATGTTTTTGATAAACGTCCTCTTCTAGGCGTTCCTAAATAATGGCTTTAGTTCGTGTGACTCTAGGCGGTAAACGTCTAGGGTATGTCAGGAATAATAAAGCAGGATCCACCACCATCATTAATTACCTCGGCCAACTGTTATGGAATGAAAAACCAACCACCTATAGTGGAACCAACGTTCAGGATTATTGTGGGAAAGATTCCTACATCGGACGTGAGAAAGGATTTGAAGCCTACCATAAAGAACTAAAAGACTGTGAAATAAGAATTGCTGTTTACCGTGATCCCATCGACAAGATCGTTGGAGGATTTTATTACTGCCAGGAACAATATCCTCATCTTAATAATCTAGATCATTTTCTATGGGCCTATGATCATTACTTAAAAAACAATTACATCAGGATTCATTGTCGAACGAACACGGCTATGCTGGGCCCTGATCCATCGATCTATACCCATGTTTATAATATGAATGAGATTGATACCAAGCTGCTTCCGTTTCTGGAACAGCTCGGAGGGAAAAAGATTCAGCGAACAAGGCTCAGGGAACACGAACCACGGACCATCACCGAAGCGCAGGAAGCAAAAGCTAAGGAAGTCATGGCTATTGACTATCAAAACGGTTGGTGTAAGGAGTTGATCTCATCAAAAATATAGTATAATTTGTTTTAAAACGGATTTTCTATGCTACATAAAATCAGACTAATCCCAGGATTAGATAAACAATCTTCAGATACAGGAGCCGAAGGAAAATGGGTGAATGCAGACTACACCCGCTTTCGTTATGGCTTTCCTGAAAAAGTGGGAGGATGGCAACAGTTAGTAAGTTCTCAACTCATAGGCGCAGGACGTGATCAACATACCTGGGTCGATTTAGCAGGTAACCGATACGCAGCGGTTGGCACTGATAAATGTCTTTATGTTTATTATGAAGGAGCGGTCTATGATATTACCCCTCTGGATACATCCCGTCAACAAACCTCAGCAACTTTTACTTTTGATGGAACGACCACGTTTAAAATTACAACAGGCACGGCCCACGGAGCAGATGTGGGAGATATTATTTTACTAAATTCAGTAACCCTCCCAGCTGGGACAGGATTAACGGACTCGGATTTTGACGATACTCTTTTTGAAGTGAAATCCGTTCCTACTGCCAGTACCATGACTTGTATCTTTACTAGCGCAGGATCCTCTGCCACAGGTGGAAGTACAACGGTCGACTTTTATTATATAATTGGACCTATCAGTCAGGGATATGGATATGGCTGGGGTACCAATACTTGGAGTGGTATAACTAAACCTACGACTCAAACAACAATAAACAATGGAGGAGTTTTAGCGGCTGCTGCAAGCTCTTGTACTTTTACCAGCACAGCTTCATTTCCTACGACCGCAGCAGGTGGAGGAACTCTTCTTATTGAAAGTGAACTTATTACTTATACAACTAATAACACAGGAACCAATACACTATCAGGGTTTTCTCGAGGAGCTGGAGGGACAACCGATGTAGAACATGCGGATGGAACTATTACTTATGATGCTACTGACTATGTGGGTTGGGGCAGCGCAAGTACTAATTCTAATATCGTAATTGAACCTGGCCAATGGCGACTCCTTAACTATGGTGAAGATCTAATCGCTTTAATTCATAACAAAAGAATATTTAAATGGGAACCTTCTGTTCCTAACCTTGACGTCAGGGCTGTGGCTGTAACAGGAACTGAAGTTCCTACTGCTTCAAGAGACTTAGTCTTATCGACACCCGATCGTCACTTAGTGTGTGTTGGAACAGAGACCACGCTTCAAACTGCATCTTCTCAGGATGATATGTTTGTTCGTTGGTCTAATCAAGAAAGTATTACAGATTGGACTCCGACAGCCACCAATACTGCAGGGAGTCAAAGACTTACCGATGGTTCTAAATTGATGGGGGGAATTGTAGGAAGAACCGCTGTGTATCTTTGGACAGATACAGCCATGTATACCATGAAATTTATTGGCCCTCCTTTAACATTTGGTTTTCAACAAATGGGAACCAACTGTGGAATGTCCAGCCAACATGCAGCCGCTGAAGTCAATGGGATTGCGTATTGGATGGGACCTACAGGATTTTATCGTTTCGATGGAGGACGTGTAACATTGATGCCTTGCCTTGTTGAAGATTATGTCTTTGAAGATATCAACACAACTGCCAATCAACAAATTCATGTAGCGGTTAATGCTTTGTTTGGAGAGATCACTTGGTTTTATCCAAGTAGTGGCTCGAACTATGTGGATCGATCCGTCACTTATAATTATATGGAATCTTCAGAACAGAATCCGATCTGGTATACGTCTTCTCTTGCTCGTTCAACATGGACGATCGAAGGAGTCTTTAGTAAACCTTACGCTACTGAATATAAAGATAGTGTAGCCCCTGATTTTCCTACTGTCCTTGGAATTTCTAATGGTGCGAGTTATTATTGGGAACAAGAAAAAGGAACTGATGAAGTATTCTCAAGTGGAACTACAAATGCTATCTCAGCTAGTGTAGAATCAGGAGACTATGATATTGGTCAACAAGGAATTGAAGGACCTGTGGGTGGAGAATTTATGATGAGAATTAGTAGAATCATACCTGACTTTGGAGCTCAAACTGGAACTGCTAAAGTTTATTTAAACACTAAAGAATTTCCAAGTAGTAGTGCAACTTCCACTTCGTACAACGCCACTACTTCTACGACTCAAATCTTTACCCGTGCAAGAGCTCGACAAATAGCTCTCAAAATAGGTAATGTAAGTACCGGTCAGAGCTGGAGAATGGGAACTTTTAGATTAGATATTCATCCAGGAGGTAGAAGATAAAATGAAAAATTTTTTACGCCTCGTATGTATATCCTATATTTTAATGGAGGAACATGGCAAAGATTAGTGAAGTTATAGCAACGATTATAGGTCCAGATTTTGATCCAATGAATGTTCAAGGACTTGCAGATAATGTGGGTTCTGTTGTACAAAAACTTAACACCACTTACCAACAACAATTAACCGATGAGTACGAAGCCTTTACTTTATTCATCACTTAAGTTAAATTAAGGAAAAGAAGAAATGGCAAATACATATAGAAACATCTGGAAGGCCGATGCTACCACAAATATTGTGACAGTTTATACTTGTCCTGCAGAAACGGTAGCTTTAGTTAAATCTATATCCGTTTATAATACCCATGCTTCATCAACTCCGGATTGGACACTCACGGTTAGGGATAGTGGGAGCTCCACTGATTTTATTTATAAAATCATAGCTAGCGTTCCAGCCAAAGGGAAAAAAGAATTTTTAGAAGGAGATGAAAGTACTCTATTAGTTTTAGAAGAGAGCGACGTTTTAAAATTTACAACCACAGCGACTTCTGCTAATATATCAGTCAGCGTGATGCAACAGGATAGAACAT